GTGCTTACCGATACAAAATTAAAAAACCTCAAGCCGCAGGACAAACTGTACAAGGTCTCCGATCGTGACGGGCTGTATGTAGCTGTGCTTACGTCAGGCACGGTCTCGTTTCGCTATGACTACCGTATCAACGGTCGCCGCGAAACACTGGTAATCGGGCAGTATGGGCGTGACGGTATCAGCCTGGCAGAAGCGCGAGAAGAACTGATTGCTGCAAAGAAGCTGCTTAAAGCAGGCCAGTCACCGGCTGCGGCTAAACGTGACGGTATCAAAAAGATTCGTGGTGCCGAGACGTTTGCGGTACATACCGACAGTTATATGAAACACGTCATCCTGGCTGACAGTACCCGCGCAATGAAACAGGCGGTGATCGACCGTGACATACTTCCGGTTCTTGGCAATAAAATGATGGCTGAAATTACCACATCGATGGTTCGTGATTTGTGTGACCGGATTGTCGAACGCGGTGGCCGGGCAACAGCAGTGCAGGCCAGGGAGATCATCAGTAGCGTATACCGTCACGCCAATGACCGTGGTCATGGTTTGTTTAATCCTGCGGCTGACATTAAACCTTCGTCTATCGCCATATTTAAACCACGAGAGCGAACACTGACACCAGAAGAAATTGGCCTGTTCTTCCGCACGCTGGATGCCATTGGTGCTATGGGCACTATGAAAATGGCTTTAAAACTGGTGCTTATCACTATGGTTCGTAAGGGCGAATTCACCAATGCAACGTGGGATGAAATAGATTTTAAAAAATGGACATGGACAATTCCTCCAGACCGCATGAAGGGAAGCCGGGCGCACGTTATTTACCTGCCTAAACAGGCACAGGATATATTGGTCGGGTTGCAGATGTGCGCTGGTGGAAGTGAATATCTGGTTCCTGGTCGTTACAATTTCCGGAAGCCATTATCTAATGCCGCGCTGAACTCTCTGATCGACAGAACGGTGAAAATAATAAATGAAGATGGTGAGCATATTCAGGACTTCACTGTACATGATATGCGCCGTACAGCCAGTACGTTGTTGCATGAGGCTGGTTATCCTTCAGACTGGATTGAAAAGGCTCTGGCACATGAGCAGAAAGGTGTGCGCGCCGTATATAACAAAGCGGAATACGCCAGACAGCGCGCCTACATGTTGCAGCAGTGGGCCGATATGATTGATTCATGGATTGACGGGGAGCATACGGATCTGATTCCGTTCTCCCCGTCGAAGTTTGAGAAGTGGATGGCGGGGGAATAACGTTTAATAGTTCTGCTGATTTTCTTCCATCTCTGCTTCTGCTGCCAGTGATTCAATTTTGTTTTCGAATATTGCTGACAGTGTTGCAAATTCAGCATCAGTGACAGCGGGAATTGGAACAAACCTGATCCCGCTGTGTGCAAGCATGTTTGCAGTTTCAAGGCATTTTCTTAAATCTGCTGGTGATGCCCTGTTCATGCAGCACGCTCCCGCCCCTGGATGTCTGTTGGTGACAGCGGAGCATTGCTGAATGCATTTGTTAATCCGCCAATATCCAACGCGTATCCAGGGTGTAGTTGCACTGCCGGGTCTTCGCACTGATTACCCCAAACATCAAAGCCATGAGACGTCTGGCGGGCGAACAGTTCAATGCGAGAAACATCGCCTAATAATTGCACAAGTTTTTCACGAACGATATCTGGCTTTCTTGAATGCTCAAGCCGCGGTGCGGTAAATGACTGAACGATCCCTGCATTAATGCGCGTAGGTAGTTTTCCCTTTACCGCAAACAGGCAATCTTCACTATTGGCGCGAGTCATGTGTCCCATACCCATAACCAGTTTATCTGGTTGTCGACTACCACATTTTATCCACGTGAAGCCCTTCATCGTCATCAGACGGAATCCCCAGGCTTCAACAACTTTTAGTGCTTCGAGTGGTTGTGTTGGCACCCACCACATGGCCAACAGACAGTTTTCATCGGCCAAATCCCACACAGGAAGGCGGCAGATATCCAGCACACTCATAACCGGATATTTAAAACCGGCACCGCGATTACCATCTGCGGCTTTGTCCCGGTATACCCAGGGTGGATCTGCATAGATTAGTGTGTATTTCTTAGTCATAAACCACCCCACAACATCCTATGCCGCTATAGTCGCCACGGCGAAGGCCGTTACCTTTTGTGATACATTGGTCCCTGCGAACCGCGATCCTTGCACGTTCAACATCACCAGAAGCAACATCCATACACTGAAGCCAAAGGTGAGCGGCAATGCGGAATTGCCCTTTTTTCTCTCTTTCAATCGCGCGTTTTTCGATCTCTATCGCCGCAGGAGTAACGGCGACAATCTTTGACGGACTGCGCATTGAAACCTTATTCATGTGATATTTTTCAAGTCGGCTTAACTTTCTCACTTAATCCAACCCTCTCTGAAAATTAATGCCAGCAGATAAAGCCATGCTGAAACAGAGGCCAGGAATAAGTACCATCCTGACCATTTGCTCCAGTGCCTTAGCAGCGCACTCATGCAGCGTTGCTCACGGGACGATATACACGTTGCTGAACAGGAGGCTTTTTACCCTGGAACTCTGCCGGGCTTGCTGCCTGACGTTCATCAAGCCAACGCTCAACTTCATCACGGTTCCATGCGCAGCGTTTATCGGTGATATACCAGCGTTTAGGAAATTCCCCTGCGCGCTCCATACGGTCGATAGTGCTCCATGACAGTGGCACCACCGCCAGGAGTTCTTTCTTACCTAATGCACCTTTCATGAATACCTCTCTTGGTTGCAGTGCGGCGCACGTGGCGCCGCGGTGGTGGTTACTCGAATTCTGGACGCATATCGTTAAGCGTCATCATGAATTTTTGGTGATATTCATCACCGAGCTTTTCAGCCATGGTGTTAATTTCATTTTCAGCGCGCTTGAACATCGTTTTTGCATCTTCAGCAGATGGATCCAGGCTATTAAGTATCGCGATGATATATTCTCGAGCTTCTTCTCGTTCTGAATCTGAAATTGGCGACAGGTGTTGACGCTCATCGTCAACTACGGAATATTCACCAGTGATAACAGCTGCGTTATCTTGGCTAAGTCCAGCTTCAGCGCGCTCATCCATAACAACAGCCTTCTGCATTTCAATAGAAACAGGAAGATATTTGAACAGTCGGCGAATTACTGTTTTTTTAGCCATCTCATCGAAGTGATCAACCCATGGGCCACTGCTACCGGCTTTGCTCAGTGCACGAACTTTCTCAACGTCTGCCCGGCTCATAACTTCAAATTGGACTCCGCCATCTTTCAGTCGTGCAACGGCGTAAACGTGCGTTAATTCTCCGCGGTCACCTGTTTCGCAAGGTAAATGCTCGAGCGTTTCTTCCAGGCCGTATGAGTAGCTGAATTTGTCGTTTGTATGTACGGTACGAGCCGAGATACTCAGGATCTGCCCAGAGCGGCGGGCAAGGTCAATCATTCCGCGATAGCCGATAATCAGCTGTGCTTCTGTAGATACGGTTTCCCATCTTCCATTTACTTTCTGGCGTTTGTCGAACGGTATCAGGTAAGCGTGTCCAAGAGCTCCGCCTGGTTCAAGACCCAATTGGGCACATTGCATAATTGCCCCCAGGAAGCTGGCTTGGTCGCATGATGCAAGTTTTGGAACCTTTCTGATCTCTGTGGTTGCTATGCGCGCCAGACGGTCTGCTGTCATGTGCTTTGGAAGTGCCAAAGCCATCTGAGCTTTAATTTTTGGGTCTGCCAGAAGTCCGGCCAGAGTTGTTGGTTTCTCATTATGATGTGCAACTTGGTTACCGGTAGCCGCTGCCTTAAGTGCATTGATAGACATTTTTTCTCCTTACTTCATTCTGAAGACGCGTTGTGTCGTTGTTGTTTTGAATTTTTCGAATAACTCAGGGTGTACTGACTGGAATAGCTTCTGGTCGAATCTGTTGCTGATCTGAGATTTCCATGTGCAGAGCGGCTTTCCGTCCAGGGTCAGGACTGAGTGCTCTTGCATGTACATCTTCAGCTTCTCTTCTGATATAGCTATTTCTTCTTCCAGTGATTTTCTGCGTGACTTCATGTCTCGTAGATCGTTGAATAGTGCGAGTGCCTTTCCGTCAGCCTCGATACTTGTCCCGGCATCTTTCTCAAACATCAGCGATACATCGCTTACGCTGGTAGCTTCCGGCGGGTTAAGATTTTTCACTCGGTCCCAGAAAGCGATTTCTTTTTCTAAGATCGCCTGGATAGTTTCTTCATCACGCTCAACCCGATAGATTCGGAAGTCGTCGCCACCGATAAGCACACCGAAAACGCATACCTGTTTGTTTGTAACCATCAACCCGTGCATGGCCTGGGCCGTGTAATGCACAGGAATTGCATCTGTCTGGATTTCTCCCCATTCTTTGGCTTTGAACGGACTAACTGTTTTGATCTCAATGTTCTCGCCTGACGCTGCTTCTGCATCGATCTCAGCTGCAATAAAATCGTAATCACGGTGGATATAGCGGTTTCCGCGATGAACGATTTCCATCCCTGTTTCCTCAGAAAGCAGGTCTATTACGTATGGCTCCATACGCTGGCCACGCGTGAAAACTTTCTGCTTGCTTGGGTCTACTGGTTTGACACGTGGCTGGACCTTATCCAGATAAACCTCAAGCGGGGTGCGCCATGGGCTAATTCCAAGAATCCCTGCAACATCGCTTCCTCCGATGTATTTTGTTCTATCCATGATTCCAGCGTTCTGCATCATGCCGCTTCCCTCTGCCCATCAATCCGATCCGCCAGATCCCAGCGGGCGATAATTGCCATTGCCTCGCGCCGGTAGGAATCCATCAGTTCTTCGAACTCAGGGCTGTCTTTAGCAGCCTCCAGCACTTCCTGACGAACGCCTTTGCCTGTTACAACGTCGAAAGTTGAGGACAGTTGATGAAGTCGGATGCTCTCAATCAGTTCAACTTGTCGGTCATATAGCTGTTCTGACAGGCGGTAGTCCTTGTCGAATGCCAGCATGATTTTTTGAAGATTTTTCTGCTGATTAACGTTCATTATCAGCCCTCCCATATCTCGTTATCGTTGGCTACATCGCGAGCTTCTTTGCTGACGAAAGCCCACTTAATGCCTTCCTGTAAGGTGCGGAACTTCCAGCTCATGAATCCGCATGCAGTAACGCAGTACCAACCGTTGATGATTTTCCACTGCATAACTTGTTACCTCGGTCTGTTACCGTTGAGGTAATAATTATGCTTATTTGGTTTAGTGTCAATAGATATGAGTTAAAAAAATTACCCGTAAGGTAATCTATCTGGCAATAAAAAAGCCGCCATGAGGCGGCTTACTTACTGAAAACTATAGTTTTATTGTTTGCTTTTTTCGTTCTGGTTGATGACAAATTCAATGTAACTTTCGATCTTTGCTTTCTCGGTTTCGGGTAACAATGCGTAGCGTGAGCGGTCATAGTTGATAGTCGCAGGGTCGTGCGGGTGAATCAGTAGTTCATATCCGTGACGCCCGAATGCGGATGCAACATTCTCCAGAGTGGAAATGGAAACGCTGACCTCATTGTTTAACAGGCGGCTGATTGTCACCTGGGCGACGCCGGATGCGCGGTGAAGTTTTCCCTGTGTTGAAAGGTCGCGGCTTTCGCTCATCCAGCGTTCCAGGTTGTGAGCCGCCAACTGACCTATATCGCTCGGGCCGACAGGCTGAAAACCCTCCTGAGAAAGCGAACGATCAATATCAAGCCAGTTACGGGGTTTATTGGCGGCAGCTTCAATTTTTCGTGCAACCTGGTCGCCGATAACCTTCTTGCCAAGAGCCCAGCGGTTTACCAGATTTGCCTGAGTTCCAAGTTTTTCTGCCATCCGCGTCTGAACACCATTGAATTCACGGTCGATCAAGTCGTTGAGATTTTGCCTGCGGACGTCCTGGATACTTTTCATTTTCTGGAAAATCGCCTCATATATGAATCAGTAGATGATTCAATTTAAAGCAATATTACCCAACAGGTAAATGCACCTCATAGGTAACTATCCTTGATTTTTGTTACCTTATGGGTGAATATTTATTATCTGAAATAAATATCAGGCAATAGCTATGAGCGATAACGGACATTTCGATTTCAAAAAGCACTGGCTTGCACTTACTCCGGATGAGCGTGAAGCCTTCGCACAGGAAGCCGGAACGACGAGTCACTATATCCAGACTCACTTAACAGGTAAGCGCAAAATGCCAGGTAAAGTATTGATGAATGGGCTTTTTAAAGCCTGTAAAACAAGACAATGGCTGCGCTCAAAAGCAGAACTGGCATACTTCTTCTACTCATGATATCCAGTCACAACCCTCTGTAGACCGCCACCCGGCGGTCTTTTCATATCTATTCGCACCTCAAAGGTAATAAATAACCAAATCTGGTTGATCTTTTTTTTGTGTCAGCACAAAATAACCGTAATCCCAATACTAATAACAGGGCTTACCATGGAAATCATTACACGTATTGATGCCGCAAAGCGCGGACTTAAACGCTACTACACCGGAAAACCATGTAAGCATGGACATGACAGTGAACGCTGGGTTTACAACGGACACTGTGTTGAGTGCACCATGGAATCAAACCGTCGCATCAGGGCAGAGATTAAGCAGATCATGATTAATTCCTCCCCACAACACTCAAACTGATAGCGGAGATTAATCATGAGCAGACATGCAACAGATTGGGCCTGGGAGACAGATCCAGGTAGCTCATCATTAAAGCTCATACTGCTCTCGATGGCTGACAGAGCCGATGAATATAACCTCTGCTACCCCAGCATAGAACGCCTCGTTAAAGACACTTGCCTGAATAAAAAAACCGTGCAGGCCGGGCTTATATCGCTCATGAAAATGGGGCTTATTTCAGATACCGGAGAGAGAAAGGGAGCGACAAAAAGAGTGCGGGTTTTCTCTCTTAATATAACCAAAAACGGGAACATTAAAGGCAACCTAGAAGGGTGTAATGAACCCGAAAACGGTAATGTTCCCGAAAACGGGATGTTGAATGATCCCAAAAACGGGATGTTGAATGATCCCAAAAACGGGATCCAGAACCAGTCATATAACCAGTCATTTAACCAAGAGAGGGAGAGCAGGACAAAAACCGGGGATTCTGTGCCTCATGACCCCGGCGCAAACAACGCCGTGATGAATAACTTTGTTCCTCCTGGTGGGCCAGGGCAATTAGGCAAATTTGTCATGCATGAACAATGGCAGCCATCAGATGACTTTCTTCGGAAAAGCTCATTGCAGGGAATCTACCTGGACAGTCTGCCAACGGCACAGGAACTTGCAGAGTTCAGAATTTACTGGATGGCTGAGGGTAAGGCATACCATCAGGCACAGTGGGAGCAGAAGCTGGCAAGGCGCATCCAGTTCTGTAGACAGAAATCAGGTGAAGTCAGAAAGAGCCTTGACTGGCATAACACTGACTGGATAGATGAGGTGTGGGATGAAATCAACTCCAGAACTTCTTAATGAGTACGATCGCTTTCGTGGTGGGCATGACCACTCGACGGCGGTTGCTTCTGCTGACGATGAAAGGGCAAAGAAGGAGCAGGTTGCAAGAATTTTCAACGAAATGTTTGTCCAGTTACAGGCTGCATTTCCAGGCAGCATCGCTGCTATCAGCGAGCAAGGAAAGCTAAACGAATTTCGAAAACAATGGATGCTTGCGTTTCTGGAGAATGGGATCACAACAATGGAACAGGTTAACGCTGGTATGCGCCACGCCCGCGCCAGTGAATCTCCGTTCTGGCCGTCGCCAGGGCAATTTATCAAGTGGTGTAAAGACAGCAAGATGGTTCTTGGCGTCACCATTGACGATGTGATGGCGGAGTTTCACCGGTACAGCAAGGAAAAAAGTTTATATCCTGGTGGTCCCGAAAGATTCCCGTGGCGACATCCGGTTATGTACTGGGTCGTATGTGATACCCGCCGTGCAATGTATCAGCGCCAGCTTAGCGAGATTGAGGTTGAGAAACACGCGCGCAGGCTGCTCGATGATTGGGCGAAAAAGGTGGCTTCCGGACAGCAGATACCCGATCCGGTGATCAGCATACAGGCAAAGCCAGAACCCATGAGTACACCTCCGGATACAGGGAGAGACGTTTACCATCCACCAGGGCGAAGTTTCGGGTGCATGCCTAACGCCGCCACCCTGGGGGGAATAACACCGGCGCAGTGGCTGATGGAGGAATACAGGCGGGGAAAGGCGGCAGGATTTATCAAGTAATACCAGCGCGATAGCGCATTTTTTTACGTCTCGATGATTACCTGTTGGGTAATAAAATATTCTAAAATCTATTGATTTCGTGTCTTATGTGGTTTTTAATTACCTCAGGGGTAAATCATGAGAAAACAGATACAGGCTCTTGGTCGACTCAAAACAGGCCAGATGAACAAAACAGAATCTGCGTATTGCCAGCACCTTGAGCAGCGTAAACGTGCAGGGGAAATCGCCTGGTATCGATTCGAGGGTATCAAGCTGCGGTTAGCTGACAACTGCTTCCTGACTGTAGATTTTGCCGTGATGTTGGCTGACGGGCAGTTGGTGATGGTGGACGTTAAGGGAAGTAAGTCAGTCTTTACTGACGATGCGAGAGTCAAGATGAAGGTTGCGGCAGACAGCTATCCGTTTGTCTTTCAGGTTGCTTATCCAAAACCTAAAAAGCTCGGTGGTGGATGGGAGGTTGAGGAACTATGAGCGAGAAGCCCAATGCTGCGGGATTGATTGTATCCGGTGATAAAAACCCGAATTGGAAGGGTGGGAAAATCGAAAAGGTTTGTTCCGTATGTGGCAGGCAATATCAGGTTAAGCGAGCCAACTCATCTTCAAGGTTCTGCTCACTTCAGTGTGTAGGAATTTCACAGCGAGGCAAGACGGTAAATCGGGAACTAAAGCGAGTATTAAAAATATGCTGCGTATGCGGATCTTCGTTCTCCGTTTTCTTGAGTCATGAGAAGCGTCATAAATGCTGCTCGAAACAGTGTTCCAACATAATGCGTTCTTCTCTGATGAAGGGGGAAGGAAATCCAAACTGGTCTGGTGGATTATCGAGATTGCCGTATCCGTGGGATTTCCGAGAAACGAGCAAGAGGGTTATTGAGCGAGATGGTTTTACTTGTCAGAACCCAGGTTGTGATGGAACAGACAAAAGGCTAACAACTCATCACATCAATTACGACAAGCAAGACTGTCGTCAGGAGAACCTTATTTGCCTTTGTTCGAGCTGTAACTCGAAGGCTAATTTCGGTCGGCATAAGTGGCAAAAGTTTTATGAATCACTGATGAAAAATAGATCGGCATGAATCGACGATCTTTTTAGTTATCAATGTAATCAATAAGTTATGTGGATAAGCGAGGGTAAAGATGAAACCGAGTTATGAAGAACTTGAAGAGCAACTGAACAGATCTCGACGTCTCTGTGATGCTGCTCTGGCTAATGAGCGGGCATGGGAAACAGCCATGATGCAGGCATGCGGTGAAGACGGTCCGAAGTCAGTAGCTGATAAGTTTGCGGAACTTGAAGCCAGATGCGCGGCGCTGGCGGCGGAGAGTGCGGTAATGCTCGAAACTATTGAAGCCGTTCGCAGTGTTGCGGATAACTCCAGTGGAATTTCCGGATGGCATTTGAATGGCGATATCGCCACATGGGAAGAGATTCTTCCTGAAATTAACGATATCGAACCCCCAGCCACCGATGCTTTCCTGGCTGAAGTACGGGCGCAGGGGGTAGAGATGTACGCAGATAACCTCGACAACGGAGCAGACGACGCAGAACGAGGTGGTTTTGATGATGCCGTTAAGTTTCTACGCAGTGAAGCGTCTGGTGTACGTTTGTTCGCCGACCAGCTTCGCAAAGGAGGCAACCAGTGAGCAAGATTGACTATCAGGCACTGCGTGAAAAGGCAGAGAAAGCAACTAAAGGAAGCTACATCGTAGGGCATACATCTGTTAACCAGCACGGCAATTTAACAGGAGTTTTTGTTTGTCAAAAATGGAAAGGAGAACCCGGTGGCGTGATTGCGGAATGTCATGTTAACTGCCTGATTGAATCAGATGCTCAGGCTTATGCAAACGCTGAATTCATAGCAGAGGCTAACCCGGCTACCGTGCTGGCACTGCTGGATGAACGGGAAAGAAACCAGCAATACATCAAACGCCGCGACCAGGAGAACGAGGATATTGCGCTAACGGTAGGGAAGCTGCGCGTTGAGCTTGAAGGCAAAGACAGCAAAATAGCCAATCTTACCGCCGAACGCGATGCTCTTCGTGAAGGTGAGATGGGCGACGCTAGGCATAGCAACACACGGGCCGCAGCTGATATCTACTTCCAACTGGTCGAGGAGTGCGAAATTCCTGCTGGCGGATCTCTGGTCGAGTACGTTGACGATATGCGCGAGAAGCTGGAAGCCGCAGAGAAGCGCATTGCAGAGTTAGAAAGTGGTTCTCAGGCACAAAAGTTAGTTGAAGCAATCATTGTTGCGATAGAAAACGAACAGGAAAGGCTTTTTGATGAAGATTACCTAATGGATTCGAAAGAATGCATTGACGTAATTCGTGAAGAAGTAAAGCGATGGAATGATTCCCGTGCCGCTGGCATTCGCATCAAAGGAGAGTGAGATGATTCACTATCACGGTGGGCCTATTACTCCTGATACGTGCGCCATGAGAGCATGGAAAGGGCGACATGCGTTTATCAGTTTTGCGCATTCAGGCCAGATCAATCTCGCTGCTGAATACTGTCAGTCGTTCGCACTGGACAACGGTGCATTCACCGCCTGGAAAGCAGCTGGCAAAAACAAAATCGACTGGAGCGATTACTACGAGTTTGTTGCTCGCTGGAAGAATCACCCAGGATTCGATTTTGCCATTATCCCTGATGTTATTGATGGCGGAGAGGAAGAAAATGATGCGCTTCTGAATGAGTGGCCTCACGGAAAACTAGCTGGCGTTCCAGTGTGGCACATGAATGAAAGTGACGAGCGATTTATTCATTTGTGCAATGAGTTTCCGCGAGTGGCTATCGGTAGTTGTGGCGACTATGACGTAAAGCGCCCAACTCTTGCGGTAGCCAGAATGAAAGACCTGATTCGTCACATTGTTGATGAGTATGGTCAGCCGGTTGCGAAACTACATGGATTGCGCATGTTAAATCCGCAGATATTCACAAAATTACCCTTAGCCAGCGCAGATAGTACGAACGTCGCTCGAAACATCGGTATTGATAAAGCCTGGTCTGGGGCTTATGCACCTGCAAGTAAAGAGACACGAGCAGCATTAATGGTAGAACGGATTGAGGCACACAATAGCCCTGGTTCTCTTGCGTATTGTGAACAACGCGACCGATTTGAAATGCAATTGCAACTAGCAGTTTAAGGATTAACAAATGACCACTATAACCAAAGAGCGACTGCTGACAATCAAGCAGTGGCGCGAAACATACGGACCTGGTAGCAACGTTGTACTGCCAGCAGAAGAAGCGGAAGAACTGGCACGAATTGCTCTGGCATCGCTGGAAGCAGATCCAGTTAAACGAGTTAACTCAGATCAGATGCGCCGAGTCTGCTTAGAAGCTAATCGCCATTTAGATAAATATGACGCGATGGCGAAAGAGGTAAATAAGTTGCTTGGACGCATCGCCCCGCCAGCGCCGATAGCGTTAGAGGCCATTGAAAACGCAATTGAATACATTCGTAGTATCGCTTTTCACATCGATGAAGACGATTACCACGGCAAACATATTGCGTATTTCATGCGACAAGCATTGGCCTGGCTGGAAGGGCATTCATGCAGCGACGACAGACTGGGTAAAGCCGACAATCAACCAGTACGCGGCAACCAGGCTGCCGAATCCAATCGCGGTAATGAGTGGGCCGGCAATCCTGATATTGATAACGCAATCATCATGCTCGACCGCATAGATACGGCAGAAAGTTACGATGATGACCGTATTGAGGCTGTTAAGGCTGTTTTGCGTAGACTGGCAGGCAACTCTCCGGTAACTCCGGATGGTTGGATAAGCTGTAGTGAGCGAATGCCTGAAATCAGACAAACAGTTATTGGATGGAATGGATATGCAGTTAGACAATGCGTATATACAAGAAATGAATATGCCAAGACACAGAAAGGCAGAGAGCCAAGGTTTGAAATCTTAACTGGTATATGGCATGGAGTAACCAACTGGATGCCGCTACCGGAACCGCCGCAGGAGGCGAAGTAATGAACAAGCGCAACGCTCTGCTTTATGCCATGGTGATTGGTTTCGGCCTGGCTGCTGGTATCCTGGTTTATATTGCCTGGGAGTCATTAATCAATCTGGCGTGGAGTGCGATTCGTGGCTAAATCCCCCGCAGAACGCAAAGCCGCGCAGCGCGCTCGGCAGTCCGCCGCTGGTGAGCGCAAAATTGAACTGGTGCTGGATAAGCAGGAGCAGGAAATGCTGGCGCGGAACTGCGCCGCCCGGCGCCCTGGTCACGATCCCTATGAAATGGCCGAGTACATCGCGCTGCTGATCCGCCAGGATGATGCACGTGTGCGCGGGCGTATAAAATCGATCAGCAGAAAACTTTGCGGTAAGTGCGGCGAGAGAGTTCCCGTTAATTCATGCCCGTGTAATGGTGACTCGCAATGCTGGGTGACTAAAGGCTGGCATGAAACGAAATTAATAGTGTGACATGTCACGAAGGTGTTATGCCAAAAATACGCTACGACCTTGAAGATATGAGAGATAACTCAGCAAATTTTCCGAAAGAGGTTAAATTTCTCATGCATAAGTATGGTTGCGCCAGGAGGGATATAGTTATCGACAGTCAGCACCCTTGCGGCGAGGATGTAATTTTCATTCGCGGTAAATGGGAAGGGTATCTTGACGAGAGTTTTTACGATGAATTTGATGGACTTTGAATACTGCCGCCAACTATGGCGGCTTTATTTTGCATGGTACTATTACCACAACGGTAACTATTACCACGGTGGTTATGATGCCTGCTGAACCTAAAACCTATAAACGCAAATCAACGCAATTTAAGCCACTAACAGCAATGCAGGAGGCTTATTGCCAGTCATACATCCAAACGCCTGAAAACCAGACTCAGGCTGCGATTAACGCAGGATTCTCCCCAAATACAGCGGCAGTTAAAGCCAGTGTCATGATGCGCGATGAACGCATTCAAAAACGGATTGCCGAGTTGATGGAGGAGCGCAACAAACGAATGCGCGTCAGTGCTGATTACGTTCTCATGCGCCTGGTGGAGATCGACCAGATGGACGTGATTGACATTCTCAACGACGATATGAGCATCAAGCCGGTCTCGGAATGGCCTAAGGTCTGGCGGCAGTACCTGACAGGTTTCGAACTGGCCGACATGTTCGAAGGCCGTGGAGACGAGAAAGAGCTGGTTGGCATCCTCAAAAAAATTAAATGGCCTGACAAGGTGAAGAACCTCGAACTGATTGGTAAGCACGTCGACGTCAACGCATTCAAAGAACGCCTGGATGTTAATGTGAATGTGACAATTGCTGATCGCATAGCGGCAGCCAGGAAGAGACTGAAAGAACGTCAGGATGGCAATCAGTGACAGATACAGCGTTATCTCCTGAAGAGCAGTTAATCGAGGATATTGCAGGGTTCACTCACGATCCGCTTGGCTATGCCCTCTATGCGTTCCCATGGGGGGAAGAGGGGACTGAACTGGCACATGCCACCGGCCCACGTCAGTGGCAGGCTGATGCGTTCCGAGAGATACGTGATCACCTGCAGAATCCAGAGACGCGATATCAGCCGCTTATGCTGGCACGTGCTTCTGGTCACGGTATTGGTAAATCCGCATTCATCTCAATGCTGACCAACTGGGGCATGTCCACTTGCGAGGATTGTAAGGTCGTGGTGACCGCCAACACCGACAACCAGCTACGAACGAAGACCTGGCCGGAAATTATCAAGTGGTCAAACCTTGCTATCACGAAAGACTGGTTTACCTGTACCGCTACCGCGATGTACAGCAATGACCCTGGGCACGACAAGCGGTGGCGAGCTGACGCAATCCCCTGGTCTGAGCACAACACTGAGGCATTCGCCGGACTACACAACGAGCGTAAACGCATCATCGTGGTATTTGATGAAGCGTCGAACATTGCGGATCTGGTGTGGGAAGTTGCCGAGGGTGCGCTAACGGACGAAGACACTGAGATTATCTGGGTGGCTTTCGGAAACCCTACACGTAACACCGGGCGTTTCCGTGAATGTTTCCGCAAATACAAACACCGCTGGAAAACTGCGCAGATTGACAGCAGGACGGTGGAAGGCACCAACAAACAGCAGTTGCAGAAATGGGTTGATGACTACGGGGAAGATAGCGACTTCGTTAAAATCCGTGTGCGTGGCATATTCCCTGATGCATCTGAATTGCAGTTTATCCCTACCGGTCTTACTGACGAGGCAATGAAACGGGTGGTAACCGCTGCGCAGGTTGCACATGCTCCGGTGATAATCGGTGTTGACCCGGCATATTCAGGCGTTGATGACGCGGTGATATACCTGCGGCAGGGGCTGCACAGTAAGGTGCTGTGGACCGGCAACAAGACCACCGACGATCTGATTATGGCGAAGCGTATCGCTGACTTTGAAGACCAGTACCAGGCTGACGCGGTGTTCATCGACTTCGGTTACGGAACCGGTCTGAAGTCAATCGGTGATGGCTGGGGACGTACATGGCAACTTGTTCCGTTCGGCGGTGCGTCCACTGACCCGCAGATGCTTAACAAGCGTGGGGAGATGTTCAACTCATGTAAGACATGGCTGAGGCTGGGCGGCATGCTGGATGACCAGGAAACTGCAGACGACCTGTCGGCGGCAGAGTACAAAGTTCGTGTGGACGGTAAAATCGTTATCGAACCGAAGGAAGATATCAAAGAGCGTCTTGGGCGTTCGCCGGGTAAAGGCGATGCGCTATTGCTGACGTTTGCTTTCCCTGTGTCGAAGCGTCTGCGAATTCCAGGTCAGCAGAACCAGCAAGGCAAGGCCATTACAGATTACGATCCCTATGCTTAATCCGCTGGTGGGGATAATGTCGTTGATATCCTCTGGTGAGGATAAAACAAAGCCAGCTCATAGGCTGGCTGTTTGTGACATGTCACGGTGTTATTGCTCGCTTAACTTCTGCTTCAGCAAGTAACCTTCAAGCATCCAGATTTTGTTTACAGCATTCTGCCGGGCAATCTTCCGACCAATTTCTGCATCAAAGTTTTCCGGGCTTGCACAGGCGCTCTCTCCGGTGACGGTGAAGCCATTCTTCAGCACCAGTACGCAGAAAGTCAGGAGGTCTGTAGATTTATGCGCTGTCCATGAATCGCCAACGCCCATATTGGCAGCACGAATGCCGTCATAAGCAGTAAAGAAATGCTCTTCAAGAATGATGCTTTCGATATATTGGGGCGTAACTCGCGGTGCCGTTTTGCCTTTCTCAGCGATTTCTTTTTCGATTTGCTGGTCGTTCATAATCTCACCTTAAAAAAATGCCCGGCGAACCGGGCGAACTGGAAGCAATGAGTTATGCCTTCCGTGGCTGTACTGGTTTACAGCATGAAGCCATCGCAATGGCGTCCTGCTGTAAAAAGGGCGGTGATAGTCCTTCAAGGGAAACCATCACCGCCAAGCCCCTGGAACTTCTGGCATCACGGTCCTTAGGCGTGATTCTGGCGTGGCATGCAGGATTCGAACCTGCGACCAACCGCTTAGAAGGCGGTTGCTCTGTCCAACTGAGCTAATGCCACAACGCTGAGAGCACTTAGCCTGTTAAGGCACCACACTTTGTCGCGGCTCCATAAATGCTCTCATCGTTGTACCCTCGTCTCTTCCGAGGCGTCACACCGAATCGCCGGGATGGTGAATCCCCGTGCGCGGAATAAAACCGCTCGACTTGCACATTCCGGCTACCTGGTTCGTTTGCCCGAGCAAGGGAGGGTGCCCCTTAAACGTATCCAGACCGCTATCGGCGCATGTGCCATACACCGTACTGCTCAAAATAAAAGCTCACCCCACCTGTTCAATTTAACGACAAGCCAGTCAGGTTAATAACCGGAATGAACTCTTTGCTTACCTGAAAGGTAATAATTAGTGCGTTAAATGTCAACTATCTACGATAAATAAATCATATGTGGTTAAATTGGTAATAATTTAATTGCGTACGGAGTCATTGATATGTGCATGGGTAGCTCACCATCAGTGCCTGCAACACCAGAAGTTCAGGCAGCACCACAGGAGCAGGATGCCGCCGTTGTTGATGCCCGCGACGAAGAAACTCGTCGCCGTCGCGCTGCTGCTGGTCGTAGTTCTACGCTGCTTACCGGTTCTCAGGGCGACACATCAACCGCTAATACCAGCGGTAAAACGCTGCTTGGTCAGTAACCGGAGTCATTGAAATGGCGGAAACAACTAAAGAGCGATTGAACAAACAGTTCGCACAACTTGAAAGCGAGCGTCAGTCGTTCGAGCCGCACTGGCGCGAGTTGAGTGATTACATCAACCCGCGTGGTTCCCGCTTTCTGACTTCTGAGGTCAACCGTAACGATCGACGCAATACACGCATTATTGATTCGACCGGGACTATGGCGGCGCGCACTCTCGCCAGCGGCATGATGTCAGGCATCACAAGCCCCGCGCGTCCGTGGTTTCGCCTGGCTACGCCAGATCCTGAAATGATGGATTATGGCCCTGTTAAGTTGTGGCTTGAGGCGGTGCAGAACCGCATGAACGATATGTTCAATAAGTCGAATCTCTACCAGTCTCTTCCGCAGTTATACGGAAGCCTCGGCACATACAGCACTGGTGCAATGGCGGTGCTGGAGGATGACGAGGACATCATTCGCACAATGCCATTCCCGATAGGCAGTTACTACCTGGCTAACTCACCTCGTGGCAGTGTGGACACCTGTTTCCGCAAGTTCTCTATGACTGTTCGTCAGCTTGTTCAGGAGTTCGGGCTAAATAACGTCAGCGAATCCGTAAAAAGCATGTGGGAAAGCGGCACCTACGAGAAGTGGATTGAAGTGATGCATTCGGTTTACCCGAACATTGACCGCGATACATCGAAGCTGGATAGCAAGAACAAGCCATTCAAATCGGTTTATTACGAGGTTGGTGGCGATAACGACAAGTTGTTGCGTGAGTCCGGATTCGATGAGTTTCCAATTATGGCTCCGCGCTGGGAAGTTAACGGCGAAGATGTTTATGGATCATCATGCCCGGGTATGCTGGCGCTTGGATCTGTTAAGGCATTGCAGCTTCTTCAGAAGCGCAAGTCGCAGTTGATTGATAAAGCCACCAATCCGCCGATGGTTGCTCCGACTTCCCTCAAGAATCAGCGCGCCTCCCTTCTTCCTGGCGACATCACGTATATCGATCAGATTACTGGTCAGGATGGCTTCAGGCCTGCTTATCTGGTTAACCCCAGTACAGCAGATTTGGTGGCAGACATTCAGGACACTCGTCAAATCATTAACAGCGCCTACTTTGTCGATCTGTTCATGATGTTGCAGAACATCAATACCCGCTCGATGCCTGTTGAAGCGGTGATCGAAATGAAAGAAGAAAAACTTCTGATGTTGGGGCCGGTTCTGGAGCGTCTGAACGACGAATGTCTTAATCCTCTCATTGACCGCGCTTTCTCGATGATGGTGCGTAAAAACATGCTGCCGCCACCGCCTGACGCGATGGAAGGCATGCCCCTGAAGGTCGAATACATTTCCGTCATGGCTCAGGCGCAGAAGTCTATCGGCCTGTCCAGTCTGGCGTCCACGGTTAACTTCATTGGTCAACTTGCGCAAGCGAAACCAGAAGCTCTCGACAAACTCAACGTTGATCAAGCGATCGATGCATTCGCTGATATGTCCGGAGTGTCTCCAACCGTCATTGTTCCGCAGGAACAGGTTGAGCAGGCTCGCCAGCAACGGGCACAGCAGCAACAGCAGCAACAAATGATGGCGATGGGGATGGCGGCGGCACAGGGTGCCAAGACGCTAAGCGAAGCTAAAACTTCGGATCCGAGTGTTTTGTCAGCTATGGCGAATGCAGTTAGTGGTCAGGGTGGGCAATCACAATGACAGATTACGAAGACGAACAACTGAAAGAAGAAAACGCCCGTAAGCAACGTGACATGGCGCAGCGTGAAATTGATGACATTCGCTTTGTCATGAGCAGTGAACAGGGGCGTCGCGTTGTCTGGTCGGTGCTGGAGAAAGGCCGTGTGTTTTCCGCTATCTCACCGATGGACGCTATGGCAATGGCATTTAATGAGGGGCAACGCAATCTGGCGCTGGAACTGTTTCAGCGCGTTATGGCGCATTGCCCTGAACAGTATTTGAAGATGGCCAAAGAGGCCAGTGAACAGGAGTGATCATGAATTTATTTGAGCGTTTGCTGTATCGCCGTCTTTGCAATGAGCAACCAGTCGATGGTGGAGCAGCTCCGGCTGCGTCAGAACCGTCAGCGCCTGCAGGTGATAACCCTGCTCCAGTTGGTGATCCATCACAACAGGAAGGTGATAAGCCACAACCTGTTGCTGATGGCGATAAACCTGCTGATGACAAAAATCCTGAAAACGATAAGCAGGATGAAAAAAAGGACGGCGATAAACCAGAGGGTGCGCCTGAGAAGTACGAGTTTCAGGCTGCCGAAGGCGTAGAGCTGGATACAGAAGCGCTGAAGGAGTTCGAGCCGGTGGCGCGAGAACTTAACCTGACCAACGAGCAAGCGCAAAAGCTGGTTGATGCTTATCCGAAGATTCTGGCAGGTGTGCAGCAGCGCCAGGCAGAAGCCTGGCAGAAAACAACCGAGCAGTGGGCTGCTGATGTAAAAGCTGACAAAGAAATCGGTGGCGACAAGTTGATTTCTAACCTTAGCGCCGCACAGCGTGCGCTTGACCAGTTCGGGACACCTGAACTCAAAGAATATCTGAACACCACCGGGCTGGGTAATCACCCTGATCTGGTCAAAACGTTCGTGAAAATCGGAAAGGCGATGTCTGAAGATGGCATGGTCACCGGTGGTAATGAAGGCCAGCGTAGTGCGGCCGAAGTGCTCTATGGCAAATAAGAGAGGAAATGACAATGGCTGTTAAAGGCTTAACTGCGCTAACGCTGGCTGACTGGGGTAAGCGCGTCGATCCAAACGGGAAAGTCGATAAGATTATCGAGCTTCTCGGTCAAACTAACCCGATCCTTCAGGATATGCCTTTTGTCGAAGGGAACCTTCCTACCGGACACCGAACCACCATTCGTTCTGGTTTACCTTCAGCTACCTGGCGTTTGCTGAACTATGGCGTACAGCCAAGCAAATCAACCACAGTGCAGGTAACCGATTCCGTTGGCATGCTGGAAACCTATGCTGAAGTCGATAAGTCACTGGCTGATCTGAACGGCAATACCGCCGAATTCCGCCTGTCTGAAGACCGCGCATTTATTGAAGCGATGAATCAGCAGATGGCGCAGACGCTGTTTTATGGTGATTCCAGCGTTAACCCTCAGCAGTTTATGGGACTGTCCTCCCGCTATTCCAGCCTGTCTGCAGGTAATGCTCAGAACATCATTGATGCTGGTGGCACGGGTACAGATAACACCTCAATCTGGTTAGTGGTGTGGGGCGAAAACACCGTGCATGGCATCTTCCCGAAAGGGCAGAAGGCTGGCATTCAGATGGAAGATAAAGGCCAGGTGACACTGGAAGATGCTAATGGCGGCAAGTACGAAGGCTACCGTACCCATTACAAATGGGACAACGGACTTGCTCTGCGTGACTGGCGTTATGTTGTTCGCATTGCAAACATCGATGTCAGCAATCTTTCAGAACCTTCCTCTGCCGCAAATATTGCGAAGTTGATGGTTAAAGCACTGCATCGCATTCCAAATCGTGGCATGGGTCGCCCGGTGTTCTACATGAACCGCACTGTAGGACAGGCTCTTGATCTGCAATCTCTGGAGAAAACATCTCTGGCGATCAGCGTAAAAGAGACAGAAGGCGAGTGGTGGACTTCATTCCGTGGTGTACCAATCCGTGAAACTGATGCGCTTCTGGAAACAGAAGCCCGCGTGGTGTAACGCCTGTTATTAACCTGTGGGTCGTAACAGACCCACTAATGGAGAAAGAAGATGATCACCGACAAACTGTTGATGTTCTCCGAAGCTCAGGCGGTAACTGATACCGCGGCTTCTACTGACGTAATCGATCTCGGTCCAATTGACGGAAAACGTCGTGATATCGGCGTTGGTTACCCGCTTGAGTTTTGGGCGCTGGTTAACACAGCCGCCGCGGCAAGCGGTGATGCAACTGTAAACATCCAGTTGCAGACGAGTGAAAATAACAGCTCATGGACCACTATTTATGATAGTGGCGCACTGGCAAAGACCGCCCTGACAGCAGGTAAACGAGTTGTTTCTGCAAAGGTGCCTGCCGGTGTTCAGCGATATCTGCGTGTTAACTACTCCGTCGCAACTGGCCCACTAACGGCTGGCGAATTCACTGCTGGTATCAGTCTTGATGTTGATGCCAATACGCCGTATCCGATCCGCTCAAAAGTAACTGGTTAAGGTGATATCGATGTCAGGTGAGAAACCAAGATACCTCGTTCTGCGCCTCTCTCATATCCATAACACTCTGTGGCCGGAGGGGGCAGAAATCGAATACGAAGGTGAGCCTGGTAGCGCACTGGAACCTGTTAACGATGCAGCCAGACAGGCAAAAGCAAAAGTTGCAGGAAAGGTGTCAATGGCAGCAACCAGCACCAAAATCATCAATGATGTGTCAGATGATGGTGAACTGGATAAGCTCCGTGAAGAGTACGAATTGCTCTTTAACGAGAAGCCACACCATAACGCTAAAGCCGAAACGCTCCGCGAGAAGATCGCAGATAAGCGTAAAGAACTGGGCGTGTAAGCCTCGCGAATCCGACAAGGGGCTTCGGCCCCTTTATTGCAGGAGTGTATATGGAACTCGTAAACCTCAAAACCGGCACTGACAGCTACCAGGATGAGAGCGGAGAAACCAGAACTTGCGATGAATACCCGTGGGGGCTGTGCATCACTCTTAATAACGACACATTGAATAAGCTGAAGGCGCAACCTCAGGGCGTCGGAACAGAAGTGATGATAACTGCAAAGGCTGTTATTCGAGGCCTGTCTGCCAGAGAAACTGACGATGGTGTTAATCGCAGCGCCGATCTGCAGATCACTGATATGGCAATCGCTCCTGTTTCCGGTGATGTAGAAAAATCAGCGGCTGAAACCCTCTACGGTAACGGGGGGGAGTGATGGCCTCTGTAGTAGAGATCTGTAATCGTGCGCTGTCCAATATTGGCAACAGCCGCAGCATTAACAGCCTGACGGAAGCCAGCAAGGAAGCAGGGGAATGTTCGCTGCACTTTGAGGCCTGCCGTGATGCTGTGCTTTCTGATTTTGACTGGAACTTTGCTACCAAACGCGTGGCGCTTGCAGATACGAACAATCCACCGCCTGACTGGGAATATGCGTACCAGTACCCGTCCGATTGTCTGCGCATTACTGAAATTATGCTTCCTGGTGTACGCAATCCAACAGCAGCAATGCGCGTTCAGTACGAAGTTGGTGCAGACACCAACGGAACAGGAAAGTTGATCTACACAGACCAGCCGCAGGCATGGCTCAAGTATGTCTCTCGCGTTTCAGATGTGAACATGTTTGATGCCATTTTTATGGAGGCGTTGGCCTGGCGTCTTGCGGCAGCTATTAACATGGCGCTGACTGGGAATGCAGACCTCGGTACGTTTGCCCTCAATATGTACAATCGCGTGATTCTTAGTGCTGGCTCGCATAGCCAGAATGAATCACAGGAACCACAGCCACCGGTTGATGAGTTTACCATTGCGAGGTTGTCCTGATGGCTATCAGTTGGATCCAGCCCAGCTTTGCCGGTGGTGAGATTGGACCGTCGTTGTACGGGCGTATTGACATGGCGAAGTACCAGGTGGCATTGCGCAAGTGCGATAACTTTATCGTGCGGCAGTATGGCGGCGTTGAGAATCGACCTGGTACGCGTTTTGTCGGTGCCGCCAAATACCCAAATCGGAAATGCCGCCTGATCCCGTTCCAGTTCTCGACGGTTCAGACCTATGCTCTGGAGTTCGGACACCAGTACATGCGCGTTATCAAAGATGGTGCGTTGGTGCTGAACAGCAGCAATGTTATTTATGAAATTGCCACGCCATATACTGAAGCCGATCTGTTCCGAATTAAATTCACGCAAAGCGCCGACGTGCTTACGCTGGTTCATCCGGCATACCCGCCGAAAGAGTTGCGTCGCTATGCGCATGACAACTGGCAACTGGTTGATGTGGTAACGAAGAACGGGCCATTTGAAGATATCAATATTGACGAGTCAGTGACGGTTTATGCCAGCGCCAGCACCGGGACAATTACGTTAACGGCAAGCGCCTCTATTTTTGGCGCGGAGCAGGTAGGCAAATTGTTCTATCTGGAACAGCCTGCAGTGGATTCTGTGCCGGTATGGGAAACCAGTAAGAGTACGTCGATTGGCGATATTCGCCGTGCAGACAGTAACTACTATCGCGCCGTTACAGCAGGCAAAACAGGTACTTTGCGCCCTTCGCATACAGAAGGCACATCATGGGATGGCTGGGGCGGATCCGGTGATGATGATACTGGCATTGAGTGGGAGTATCTGCACAGTGGTTTTGGCATTGCCAGTATAACTGCTGTAAATGGCACTACTGCAACTGCTGAGGTGATTTCCTATATCCCTTCGCAGGTCGTTGGCGAGGATAATGCCAGCTATAAATGGGCTAAATATGCCTGGAACAGTGTTAATGGTTATCCTGGCACTGTTGTTTATTATCAACAGCGTCTTTACTTCGCCGCATCGACTGCGTTCCCTCAGACTATCTGGGCCAGCCGTACCGGGGATTATAAGGATTTTGGCAAAAGCAATCCTACGCAGGATGACGACAGAATTATCTACACCTATGCCGGGCGTCAGGTTAATGAGATCCGCCACCTGATTGATGTTGGTTCTCTGGTGGCGCTGACTTCCGGAGGTGAGTACGTCATCACCGGCGACCAGAACAAAGTGTTAACCCCATCATCATTTGCATTCAGCTCTCAGGGATCAAATGGCTCGAGCAATGTCCCACCAATTGCCGTGGCGAATATTGCTCTGTTCGTCCAGGAGAAAGGCAGTGTTGTCCGTGATCTGGCCTACTCATTCGATGTTGACGGCTATCAGGGGAACGACCTTACTATCCTTGCCAATCATCTTTTTCAGAAGCACAGCATTGTTGACTGGTGCTTCTCTATTGTCCCTTACTCCAGCGCCTTCTGCATTCGTGATGACGGTAAATTACTGGTGATGACCTATTTGCGTGATCAACAGGTTTTTGCATGGGCACCACAGTCCAGTACCGGAAAATATGAAAGCACATGCAGTATCAGCGAAGGCAATGAAGATGCGGTGTATTTCGTCATTAACCGAACCGTTAACGGGCAAACAGTGAGATACATCGAGCGACTGTCCAGCCGTTTATTTACCAGCGATGAAGATGCTTTCTTTGTTGATTCTGGCCTTAGCTATGATGGAAGAAATACGTCTGACAGAACGATGACCATCACTGGTGGTTCTGGCGAATGGGATTACCGCGCGGAATATACAATCAGTGTTTCTGGTGGTGCGTACTTCACCAGTAGTGATGTCGGCGCGCAACTACAGTTCCCTTATACCGGAACTGATCCTGATACTGGCGATGAGGTGTCAAAAGAATTACGTTGCGACATTATTTCTGTAACCAGCAATACCGCTGTAGTGGTTCGTGCTAACAGGAACGTCCCGCCATCCCTCAGGAATGTGGCCACCACGAACTGGCAGATGGCGCGCCGGACATTTGGAGGCCTGTCTCATCTTGAAGGCCAGACCGTAAACATTCTCTCTGATGCGAACGTGGAACCACAGAAAGTGGTTTCCGGAGGTGCCGTCACGCTGGAATCTCCGGGGGCTGTAGTGCACATCGGCCTGCCAATAACTGCTGAATTCGAAACACTGGATATCAACATTAACGGACAGGAAACGCTGCTGGACAAAAAACAGGTGATCCCCTCCGTTACTCTGGTTGTGAATGCCAGTCGCGGCATCTGGGCGACTACGCCCGGCGGTAAATGGTACGAATATCCACAGCGTGAATTCGAGTTCTACGATGATCCTGTTGATGATGCTACCGGAAAAGTAGAAGTGAAACTGGACAGTAACTGGGGCAAAAACGGACGTGTAAAAATCCGTCAGCTTGATCCGTTGCCGCTGTCTGTTCTTGCCGTTATTCCTCGCCTTACTGTTGGTGGGTTCTGATGATCGATGTTCAAATTATTCCCGCAACCGAAGAGCATCTTCAGATGATTTTGCCGGATGTTCGTCAGGCTGATATTGACGAACTGTATGCGGTATCACTGATGACTACCGAAGATGCGCTGCGTGTTGGTCTGCGTACTGCGACTATGGCCTGGTCAGGATTTGCGAACGGAGAACTGGTAACCATGTTTGGCGTATCTCCGGCGTCAATGATCGGTGGCAATGGTACGCCCTGGCTGGTCGGAACCAGCCGTATCGAAAAATATCAGAAGACATTTCTTCGCCACTGCCGCCCTGTATTGCAGCAGATGCTGGCAGTTTATCCGCGCCTGGAAAACTATGTCGACGAGCGAAACCATGTTGCCAAAGCATGGCTGCACTGGCTTGGATTCAGGCTTGAAGAAGCCGCGCCTTATGGTGCTCTTGGTCTTAATTTCCACAGATTTCACATGGAGAGAAAATAATGTGTAACCCAGCCATCGCTTTGGTTGCCGTCACAGTGGCATCCACAGCCGCGTCAATGTACAGCCAGAGCAAGCAGGCAAAATACCAGTCAGCCATAGCTGATCGGAATGCTGAAATTGCTGAAGCTCAGGCACAGGATTCAATCAATCGTGGGAATATTGAAGCGGATCAGCGTCGTCGTGAAATGCGTCAACGCTCAGGCACTGCGGCGGCCACTATGGGGGCTACCGGTGCGGAATTAAGTAGCGGAACAGCTCTTGACGTTTTTGCGGATAATGCTCAGTTCGGCACTCTTGATGCGTTAACGACAGTGAATAATGCTCAGCGTGAGGCATATGGGTATCAGGTTCAGGGAATGAATGCTCAGGCACAGGGGGCTGCTGCTCAGTCGGCTGCTAAATCATCGATGACCAGCACTTTGTTAACGGCACCACTAAAAGCATACGGTGCATATAAGTTGGGTAGCGGAAGTATCAATCCGATTAGTAAGCAAGGAAACACGCCAATGTTATCTAACTCAGGTTTTATGAATTCTGACTCCCGATTCAAAATAGGAGGTTACTGATGCCTGTTGTTCCTACTACATCCGGACGCCAGGTGCAAAGTCGTGGTGTGCAAACCGGTGGTTTTCAGACCTTCGATGTTCCTCAAGCAGGTCAGGTGCTGGCGAATGTCGCAGATCAGTATGCGGTGGCATATGGTGAAGCCAGGCAGAAAGCGAATGTTGCTATGGCCCAGGAGGCGTTACTGCAATTTAACCAATTTGCAGATGACCAGATTAACAACCCTGAAAATGGGCTGATTTCTAAACAGGGTAAAAACGCTCTTGGTCAGAGTGACGCTGTTATGAAAAATATGCAGGAAAGGGCTCAGGCATTATTAGGCTCAATTCCTGAAAGTGAGGAAAGGAATAAATTATCCTTTCAACTCCAGCAGTCTATGCAGTCTTATTACAATCAGGCACGTCGATATGAAGTTGGGCAGTTTCAGCAATTCCAAGATCAAACGTATTTGTCAGGAAATGCATTGGCTGTCACTCAGTCTGCGGGGCTATATAGCGATAACCAAGCATTTGTCGATTTAGCCAAGCAGCGATTTGAATCTATTGATCAATACGCTGATGCACATGGGCTTCCTGATGGGTGGCGTGTTCAGCAGAAAACTCAGCTCAAGGAACAAATGGGGCAGCAAGCATGGATAGGAAATATCGCTCAAAAATACAACGAGTTTCTTCAGGTTAATGGAGAGCCAGGGGATCTTGATGGTGTGAGTCGTGCAATATCACATGGTAATTCATTGGATGCTCGTGGTTTACGTAATAATAACCCTGGTAATATTGAAGCGAGCAAATCTAACCCGTGGGAAGGTCAGATCGGTAGCGATGGACGTTTTGCAACGTTTGCTACCCCTGAGCATGGAATCCGCGCGTTGGGTAAAAATATGTTGTCTTACCAGCGTCAAGGCTATGACACCGTTAGCGAGATTGTTAATCGCTATGCTCCGGCTAGTGATGGTAATAATACTGATGCTTATATTAGGGCATTGTGTAGTGAGCTTGGTGTTGGGGAGAATGATCAGCTTGATATCTCTAACCCAAAGACACTAGCTGCTTTATGTGCTGGGATTATTAAACACGAAAATGGCAGTATGCCTTATAGCACCGAACAGCTTGAAACTGGTATCTCGGCATCCCTTGGTCTAACTAACCTTGATTCACCTAAGCGTTATACGGGCAATGCGGCATTTGACGCTATGAGCCCTCAAATGCAAATACAGGCATTGAGGCAGGCTAATGAGCTGAGAAATCAGTACCGCCAGCAGTATGCGGACCAGCTTAGCACCGTAGTTAAAGATGCATATTCAGCCCTTGATGAAGGATTGAAACCTGAGACGTTACCTTCTGAGGACGATTTTATCCGGGCCAATGGTCCGCGCATTGGCGCTATGAAGTGGAAGGATATGCAGGCGCAGATACAATATGGAGGTGTCATTGGTGCCGCTAAAGACCTCACTCCAGAAGGACGACAAGACATTCTTGAACGTTTACGTCCACAGGATCCAAACGCTCCTGGATTTGCAGCTAACCAGCAACGCTGGGAGAAAATGCAGGCCAAATTTAAAGAGATGGATAGGGAGTGGGAGATTCAGCAGGGAAGAAACAGGTTCGTGTCTTCAATGCAAAATAACTTCCCGCTGGACCCGAACGACAAAAACAATCAGGCAGCGGTAGACCGTTATTTCGCGCAGGATATCGCGCCTTCGTTTTCCATATCTGATCCGCAGAGCATCAATACACTGGTCACCGTCACAACTAAAAGCGGCATGATACCAACTCAGGTTAAAACAATGCTTAACAGTGGAGCAACATCAAGAGATCCTGCGCTGGTTGTCCCGATGGCAAAATTCTACGGTCAGTTATTTGATAATAATCCGGCGGCAGCGGCAACACTTGATAAAAGTACGATGGCATTTTACGGCAAGGTTTACGATTATTCCCGCGCTGGCGTGCCGGAGGATAAGGCTGTTGATATGGCTTACAGCCAGGTGTTCCAACAGGATGACCGAATGAAACAGATGCTTTCCACTGCCATGCGAGACAAAAAATATGTCGCGGCGAGGGCAACTGCTGCACAAAATAACGCCAGCAGTCTGACTTCCTTTGGTTCGTGGTCTCCGGATATTACCGATCCAGGAAAATCAAATGCGGCCTATCAGCGAGATTACCAGACAATTTACGATGCTAACTTTGTACAGACAGGTGGCGATGCAGAACAGGCTGAGAAAATGACCAATGCCATGATCAGAACCACCTGGGGAGTTTCTACAGTTAATGGCAAAGCAGAGGTTATGAAGTATGCACCTGAGGCATTGTACGGAGTAAATAATGGTGCTGGTAACTGGATACAGGGGCAGTGGGAGCAGGAAAAACGCGAGCTTAAATCAAAATCCTTTGGCGGTCCTCGCAGTGATACGGACTTAATACTTGTTTCTGATGGCCTTACGGCAAGGGATAGGAGTTATGCTGTTATGGTTTTACAGCCTGACGCAAACGGAGCGATAGAACCGAGAAATTATATTGGAGAAAATGGTCTCCCTGTTCGTTTCAAGCCGGATCAGCTGACATCTCCAATGTACAGGCAAACCATTCAGTTCCAGCAACAGCGTGTTGATGAGGCTAGAGTGCGGAGAGAAGGCAATCCGCTGCCGCAGTTCAGCAATAAAGATGGATATACTCCTCCAGATCTGACAAAACCATTCGGTTATGGTTCAGCCAATTACCTTCCGAGCAATATATACGCAGGGGGCAAATAATGCCGATATATGAACAGGATCCTAAAGAGTTGCTTGGCGAGGGTATTCAGCAAATAGCAGCACCTGATGACAGTAATTTCTATATGGAAACACCTTCTTTGCTTTCTGCTGTGAACCCATTTACCAGTGATCAACGCGTTCAAAGGTCTAGACAAGCAGCATTTCGTATAGATAACACGCTGGGTAGCTTTATTGCCAGTGCTCCTTTCAGTCAGTTTGACAGGGTTGAAGGATATAACCCATTTGATAACGATGCAGCAGATATTAAAGGCTATGAAGATTTTGCAGATTCGTTTATCAACTCCGGTTCGCATGAAGAAACAATGGCAATTAAACATCGAATCGATCAGCAGAGAGCTGACATGGAATACAATTCAGGCTTGGGATTTGCTGGTACAGTCTCTTCTGTAGCAATGAGATTAGCAGATCCATTCAATGCGATTTCTATGTTTATTCCGTTCGGCGCTGTCGTTCGTGGCGGTCGTATTGCAGAAACAGCCGGACGTTTTGCTTTAGCCAATGCTGCTGGCAGTGTTGCTTCAGAGGCCGCATTGCAGGCCACTCAGGAAGCTCGCTCACCGATGGAGAGCGTATCGAACGTTGTTGTTGATGCTCTCGTTGGTGGGATCCTTGGTGCTGGTGCACAGCTACTTGCTGGACCTAGCGCGCGCGAGGCAGTGGTTAACTCAGTAGGTAATCATTTGCGAGGTATGGATTCTCCTCAAAGCATTGGTGCAGCTCAGGTTTTCAATACCACACTCGATCAGGAACAGCTTGCTGGACTTGGACTTGCTAACAAAACGTTGAGTGTCACTCCTGCTGGCCGCTTGGCGCAATCACCATCTCTTGTTTCCCGTCAGATTAACCAGCAGCTTGCCGAAAATAACTATTTCTTCGCCAAAAATGATGAGGGGTTGGCTACGTTTACGGCAGTCGAGACTAAGATTAAGCAATACGACGCCATGCTTTATAAGCAGATGGAAGCTACTCGTGATGCTTACCAGCAGTACAGCAAATCTGTCAGCGCCCGCGGCGTGAAGAGGATGAACTTTATTGATTTCAATGAAGCTGTTGGCATGGCTATGCGCCGTGGTGATCAGAGTGATATTCCTGAGGTTTCACAAGCAGCCGCCAGAATCCGCCCCATTTTTGAGACCACAAAAGCCCGTATGCAGGAATTGGGGATCCTTCCTGAGGATATCGATGTCGTGACGGCGAAGAGTTATCTTCCCCGCATTTATAAGTTCGATAAGATACTTTCCGACCGCACTGAATTCAGAGGGCGAATTGCCAACTGGATACAAGGGATTAGTGCCAAAGGTGCTGACAAAGCAGGTCAGCGAATTGAAAAGATAAATTCATTGCTAAAAACTGCAGAGGAATCAGCACCGCGCGCTGATGCTCTCGCTAGTGAAATCGCTGAAGCGGAGAAATGGTCTGGTAAAAAAATTCTACTCATGGAAGAACTGGATAAACGAAATAAGCTTATATCTCAGGAGACTGACACACAGGCGCGTCTTACAAGAATAGAAAAAGAGTTGGCCGAGACTTCATCAGAAAAACTTCAGGCAAGAATGATGAAAGAAAGCTCTGACCTTAAAACACGCCTTGATGATATAGCGCAGGCAAAGAGTGAGCTTCCTGTCTATCAGCGCCATATGGAGTTGCTGGATAATCCACGGAAATATCGTTCTGAGCTTCGCCGACTGCAAAAACGGGCAAATTCAACCACAAGGCTGAATGCAAGCCGCGAGCGAGCACTGAAGCAGATGGAGCCTCTATCCCGAGAGGAAGCAGAGGACGCTGCTGACGAGATCGTGAATAAAATAATAGGCGCACCTTCCGGGCTTGTACCAGCCGATATTATCCCAGAGAGACTCGTTGGTCGGGCTGGTTTCACTAAAAGCCGAACGCTGCTTATTCCTGATGAGCGTATAGAAGATTTTCTTGAATCAGATGTTAACTACATCATGGAAAGTTATCTCCGGCAGGTGGCACCAGAAATTGAGCTGACTGCGCAGTTTGGCCGTAAAGATATGGGGGAGCAAATCCGTCAGGTTAGTGAGGAATATACCAGGCTAATAAAAGAGGCTAAAACACCTAAACGACGTGCAGTTCTTGAGAAGCAACGGGAGGCTGATATTAGGGATATTACGGCTATGCGTGATCGACTGCTTGGTACTTACGGTGCACCTCAAGATCCACGCAGTTTCTTTGTTCGTGCCGGGCGAGTTGCTAGGAATATTAACTTCCTCCGTTTGCTTGGTGGAATGACCGTCTCCGCTGCAACTGATCTGATGCGACCGATGATGCAGCATGGCCTGAGAAAATCTCTCGGACCAATGGTAAGCATGCTTAAAAATATGGACTCAGTGAAAATTGCAACCAGGGATTTGCGAGAAATGGCAGTTGGGCTTGATTATGTCCTGTCTACGCGTACAAAGGCTATAGCGGATCTTACTGACCCCTATAGCCGGAGAAGCGCCGCTGAGCGAGGTCTGAACTGGATGACGCAGAAATTCGGTAACTGGACGCTGATGAATCAGTGGAACAGCGCACTTAAATCATGGTCTGGGATGATAGTGCAGTCGAGGATACTTGACGCGGCTCGCCAAGTTTCTGCTGGTGGCACGCTCTCCAAAAGTGAAATGCGGAAGATGGCACAGGTCGGCATCAATGAAGATGTTCTGCGCCGAATCGGGGAGCAATTCGGGAAGCACGGAGAGGATATGGACGGGCTGTTAACCGGGCATAGTCATCTGTGGGATGACCGTTTCGCTAGAGAGATTTTCCAGTCTGCAGTGCTGAAAGATGTAGACTCAGTGATTGTAACGCCTGGCGTAGGTGATACACCGCTGTTTTTTAGTAAAGAAGGCTGGAAGATGATCACGCAGTTCAAAACGTTTATCTTCGCACAGCATAACAGGGTGCTGGTATCTGGTATCCAGCAGGGCGATGCTGCATTCTATCTTGGTGCGCTTGGCACGATTGCGCTTGGCTCAATGGTCTATATGATGAAACAGAAGTTAAGCGGTCGCGATATCGACTACAGCTGGAATAACCTTGTGAAAGAGGGGATCGACCGGGGTGGAATGCTTGGCTGGCTCTCTGAGCCGCTGAATACCGTTGAGAACATAAGCGGCGGTAGGTTTGGTCTTGGCGCGATGTTTGGTGCGCCTCCGGTATCAAGGTTTCAGAGTCGTAATGCTATTGGTGCTTTACTTGGTCCTACCTTTGATCTTGGCGGTGATGCCGCGACGGTTGCGAATGGTGTACTTAACGGAGAATTTGACAGCCAGCAAACCCACGCGGTCCGTAAAATGCTACCTTTTCAGAACCTGTGGGCGATATCACCATTACTGAATAAAGTTGAAGAGCAGATGAAATAGGATGAAAAAAATAAATTTGTTTGGCATTGTGCTTTCAATAGTCGCTGTAAATCCTACAGCCGCCAGTTCATTGCAATGCAATAAGGATAACTTTGATGCATGCAAAACGTGTGAACAATTATCAAAGGCTATCGACTTAAAAGAACCTAATCGCGGCGATTACTATAGAGGGGCTTTATGGAATGGGCTTTACGCCTCCTATGTAATTAATTGCCCTGTGGTTGCTGAGAAGTTATTGAGCCATGGTGCTATACCATCATATGGCGGATATATGGGGTCTATGGGGGCGGTTCTGACAGGGAAATGGCCTCATAACAATGAATCAATAAATCTTTCATGGGCAGATTTGCTTATAAAACATGGGTTTGATGTTAATAAGCATACTGGGCATTATAAATCAGCTACTGAGGTATGGGCTATAGATAAAAAACAGATTGAATATAAGTCAGTGTTTGACAAGTTAATTCAATCCAGCGAAGTAAAACCACTCGATCCTTCAAGAAATTTAGAATGGTGTGCGTCTGAAGGGTATCGCTCAGTTGTCGTTTATTCCCTTAACTCATGTATAGAAAATGCTATAAAACGTTTAGATGACGGTGTTTCTTCAGCGTCTGATATTTCATCCGCAGCCGTAAATTCATGTACTAGCGATGTAGAAAATTTCAATAAGCATTTGTCATGCAAATCAGCTGTTAAAGAAAATTCTGATAAAGAGAAAAGAAACGTTTATCAGTTATTAACCAGTGATAGTCAAATGAATAAAAATGTTATGGATATGCTGAAGGAAAGAAATATTGAAACGGTTCTTGAATTCAGAGCTGAAAATCGTGCAATGAAAACTTCACAATAATAAAACATCTGTTCTGGATTGCGCCACTAATAAACCAGGTGGATCCGGTGATGAAGTAATTTTATAGAGGTGCTTATATGGATATTAAAGAGTTTAGTGAGTTAGAGAGACGCTATGAGCAAGCTAAAACGAACCGAGCTATAGGGGCATTTATTGGCGGCGGTGGGGTATTTGCTCTGTTAGCCGATTTTTTATGGGATGTTGCGAACCCAATATCAATAGGGGTATTAATAGGCGGCGGACTTGTTTTTTTTGCTGTATGCCACGAACAGGTTCGAAGTTCATTAAGAAAGTTGGATGAAGAATGTTATTTGAAGTATGGCAAGTCTTACTCTCAATCATTCCATGAAATTTTTAAAGACAAATATAATTAGTTAGTGGCGGGAGAAATAGGACACACGGAAATAAGTTACCGTCATAATCAACCGTGTCGATATCGATACGGTTGATGTTTCAATACTTTCGCGGATTTCAGGGCGGACTTTGTTAGGGCTGATGGTTTGCAACCAGCCAGCAAGTTTGCGAAGTGCCAAACAAATAATCTCACGGCGCTGTTCATCCCCAGGAAGCTGCATTGTGATTTTCACAATGCAGGTTTTAAACCGCTGCTTCATTTTCGTAAACTGTGAAGCCCAATCCATACCCATGCCTTCAACGATAGGTTTCATTGGGGTGTATGGTTCGCCGTTATGATTGACAACATAAAGCTCTGCGCCGTGGAATGGCACGTTGATAATAGTGACAAATTTGAAACATCGCTGGTTGTAAGCCAGCAGATGCTCGTTATTTTACGTCGCGGCACAATTTCTCGCTGCTGGCTCTTTTATACGCATTAACCAAATATGGTTGATTTTAATATTTCTTAGCGTTTATCATTACCTTTGCGGTAAATTTACATCGCACTCCTCTTGTGCCATAGTAATCAGGCACTGGCAAAATCCAGTGCCGGGATTGGTCTCCCGGATTACTACAGAGGCACATATGCCGCATAAGCGGTTTTTTTATGTGTAAAGCGCACCTATTCTATGGTGGGCTGTGTGGGGGCACCGAAAGGTGCGCCGGGTTCCTTTGTAGCCGGTAAGACCAACTCTGCACAGTTCACCACCATCTGATTGGTCTCAGCGGTGGTGATTAACCTAACTACAAAGGTGATCGCCATGAATACCAAACCTTCCATCTTTTCCTTTGAGTCATCCTGCCAGATCCGTATGTTCATGATTGACGGAGAACCTTGGTTTGTCACCAAAGATGTGTGCAATGCTTTGAATATTGATGTTACACAAGCGAGAAAACTTGATAAAAAAGGCTGGAACAAAAAGGGGCTGTATTCAATACAGACCCCTGGTGGAATACAAGAACTATCCATCGTTTCAGAATCAGGTCTCTACATCCTTATTCTGCGTTGCAAAGAGGCAATGACTGAGGGAACGAGAGCATTCAGATTTCTTGAATGGGTTACAGGCGAAGTACTTCCTCAGATCCGCCGCACCGGAAGTTACATTAAAAACTCGCTCCCGCAGGAAGAACGCATAAAGATGGTTGCCGACCAGGTAGCCAACGCCACGGCGTCAGCAGTAATGCAGGCGATGAAGATAGAGAACAAAATCTACAGTGCCCCGCTGAAGCCCGGCTACCGCAGCCTGATTCATTCTCCGTCTGGTGTTCTCGGCCTGACGGAGAACTCACTGCTGATGAATCTGCTGAACCAGTTACAGGACGACGGGCACGACGTATCGGGCGCGGCGGCGGAGCTGACCACCATGTTCTGCTACATCGTCGGTGTGAGCAAATGCCTGCGTGATATCCAGACCCACGCGGAGTATATCAACGACAAAGCAGGGTTCTTCTGACAGAACGGCGGCACAGGGATGTGCAAAACGAAACTATCGTGACATGTCACAGGCCGCTTTCGCGGCCTTGTTTTTAACGAATGCCACCGCCGCCAGGGCGGGAATCCGCAGAACGCCCACCGCAGCGGGAGCCGTCAGCAGCAGTGTCGCTGTCGTGCTGACAACGACCGGCAAAGGCCTGAGTTGAAGCTACCAGAGACAACAAAACGAACAGTGCAGCAAATGCTTTTTTCATTGTGAAATTTCCATCTATAAGCCACCTCAATGTGGCGTCAATGAGTGTAGCACTGACTTTTGTTTCGTCCACAAAAAAGCCCGCGCTGCGGGCTTACCAAAACTTGTACCACGGGGATTTGTCCTTCAATGGACAATCCTTCCATCGTGTGGCTAACCATTCATATTCTTTAAAATATGTGTTTATGTTTTCTTTTTCTCTAATAGCTTGTATAAGAGGTAGCGCAATCTGATAGTTATTTACAACGGAGCTGTAAAATACTTCCTTAATCATGGTCTCATCATAAGTTTTCCGCTTCACGCTCACAGCCATGCGTTCGTAGAAACCTAGACAGTAAATTATTTCTCTCTTCTCTATCTTTTCTTCATCCGTAAGATCAGCCTGCCCATTGCTTGGATACATATAAGAGCGGAATGATTTGTTCGACTCGTGAATGCGGCGCATAGTAGATAGGCCTTTCTTATAATCTACATCAAACCTGCTTTCACCAAGGAATACTGAAGTGTGTACTTTTCTCGCTGTATTTACATTATAAATAATAGTAGCGATAGCTATGAACAAGCCAAGCGAAACCGCGACTGCACTTACGATTTGAGCCACAGCCATGGCAAATTGCATTTCTTCACTTAACACAAACTGTCTCCAGACATGAAAACGGGGCCTAATGGCCCCGTCATTAAACTATCCGAATGTTAAACGCCTTCGTACTCGTCAAATTTTCTCATGTGGGCTCCTCCTGTATCGGTGCCTAATCGCTATGGATCACCCGTAAGGTAATAGTACTCTATTCACCACCCTGTCTGCAATCGTACAGAATTATTTAAAGGCACATCCCTGTGCCGCCGCCCGTCAGAAGAACCCAGCCTTGTCGTTGATGTACTCCGCGTGCGTCTGGATATCACGCAGGCATTTGCTCACACCAACGATGTAGCAAAACATGGTGGTCAGCTCCGCCGCCGCGCCCGATACATCGTGCCCGTCTTCCTGTAACTGGTTCAGCAGATTCATCAGCAGTGAGTTCTCCGTCAGGCCGAGAACACCAGACGGCGAATGAATCAGGCTGCGGTAGCCGGGCTTCAGCGGGGCGCTGTAGGTTTTGTTCTCTATCTTCATTGCCTGCATCACTGCTGATGCTGTGGCGTTGGCTACCTGGTCGGCAACCATCTTTATGCGTTCTTCCTGCGGGAGCGAGTTTTTAATGTAACTTCCGGTGCGGCGGATCTGAGGAAGAACCTCACCTGTAACCCATTTACGAAAGCGGTAGGGGATAGTGCCTGGTGTCACTGCGTCGCGGCAGCGGAGGATCAGTGTGTAGAGGCCTGACTCGGAGATAATGTTGATCTCTTTTACTCGGCTGTCAAAAATTGCACGATGTTCATGCCCTATGTTGAACATAGACCTTTCATCATCATCCAGTTTTTCAAGTGCTTGGGTGACGTTTTGGATACGCAGCGCACTACAAACGTCTTGGGCTACAAACCATGGTTGGCCATCGATAATGATGGAACGGATAGGGTTAACAGATTCAAATTTGAAGATGGCAGTTTGAGCATTAGCCATGGTGGTTATCTCCACTTAGTGATTTTAATCACCACCGCAACGCCAATTACTGGTGGTGAACTGGACAAGGTTGGCGTACCGGCCTAAGTGGTACCGGCGTCCTTTCGGACCCCTGCCCAGCCCACCATAATTCGGATATAGCTGTGCTTAACGCATAAAAAAACCACGTCTGGCGTGGTATGCGCCACTTAGTAACCCGGGACGCCAATCCCGGCACTGGATTTTGCCAGTGCCCGATTACTATGGCACAAGAGGAGTGCGATGTAAATTTACCGCAAAGGTAAATATAAGCACTCCTATTGGTAATTTCAAATCTTATCTGGTTTGTTTTCGTAATTGTTCGGCACAATAGTCGAGATGTGTTTGTAGATCCTGCATAGACATCTGTGAGCTGGTGACGTAGTTAATCAGTGCAGTCAGTTCGGCAAGTGGGCCATCGACATTAAATCCATCCTTATCGAGATCCCGGAGTAATTTCATCAAGTGCGATCCCTCCACCAGTGACCTGACGCCTCCCGGCGTGTGAATCCTTTCGGTAAATCCGTCTTCCAGTGGATAGTGATACTGCTGCATCTTATCTTCTCCATGCAATAACTGTATGTTTATACAGTAACAAATAATTTGTTTGCTATCCAGCACGTTTTGCAAATTACCCGAAAGGTAATATCTATTGGTATTTATAGTCTTTTTATCCATATGTGGTTTTTCAGGTAATAGAATAACCAGATATGCGGCGCAACGGGTGCTGCGACTATCTGGAGATTTAACATGACGGTCTCAACCGAAGTTGACCACAACGAATACACCGGTAACGGCGTTACGACATCGTTTCCGTATACTTTTCGAATTTTCAGAAAATCAGACCTGGTTGTTCAGGTGTCTGACCTGAACGGGAACGTAACAGAATTGGTCCTGGATACCGGTTATACGGTAACTGGGGCGGGCACTTATAGTGGCGGTTCTGTGGTTCTTCCGTCTCCGCTTGCTACTGGATGGCGAATTACGATAGATCGTGTGCTTGATGTAGTGCAGGAGACAGACCTTCGCAATCAGGGAAAATTTTTCCCCGAAGTGCATGAAGATGCCTTTGACTACCTGACGATGCTGATCCAGCAATGTTTTGGGTGGTTCAGACGTGCATTGATGAAGCCCTCTCTGCTTGCAAAATATTACGATGCAAAGCAAAACAAAATTTCTAACCTTGCAGATCCATCATTTGAGCAGGACGCTGTAAATAATCGCTCAATGCGTAATTATGTTGATGCTGCAATCGCCGGGGTTGTTGGTGGTTTTGGTTGGTTTATTCAGTATGGTTCTGGGGCTGTGTACCGAACGTTCCAGGATAAAATGCGTGATGCTATTAGCCCCAAAGATTTTGGAGCTGTTGGTGATGGTATAAATGACGACTCCACTGCAATAAGCGCGTGCCTTGAAGCCTCATCTCCAGGTTATAAAATTGACGGATTAGGGCTTACTTTTAAAGTATCAACTCTTCCGGATGTCAGTCGATTTAAAAATGCTCGTTTTTTATTTGAGAGAATACCGGGCCAGCCTCTTTTTTATGCTTCTGAAGATTTTATCCAGGGAGAGTTATTTAAAATTACAGATACACCGTGGTACAACGCCTGGACGCAGGATAAAACGTTTGTATATGACAATGTCATCTATGCGCCTTTTATGGCTGGAGACCGCCATGGTGTAAATAACCTCCATGTTGCATGGGTTCGCTCAGGAGATGACGGGAAGACCTGGACAACGCCGGAATGGCTTACAGATTTACATGAAAACTATCCCACAGTTAACTATCACTGCATGAGTATGGGGGTTGTCAGAAATCGCCTTTTTGCTGTAATTGAGACGCGGACCGTGAGAGGAAATAAACTGCAGGTTGCAGAGTTGTGGGATCGCCCAATGAGTCGCAGCCTTCGCGTTTATGGTGGTATAACGAAAGCAGCAAATCAGCAAGTCGCTTATATTCGCATTACTGATCACGGATTATTTGCTGGTGATTTTGTCAACTTCTCAAACTCTGGTGTTACAGGTGTTACCGGGAATATGACGGTGACTACTGTTATTGATAAAAATACTTTTACAGTTACGACGCAAAATACTCAGGATGTGGATCAGAATAACGAGGGTAGATACTGGAGTTTTGGCACATCATTTCACTCGTCACCATGGAGAAAAACCAGTCTTGGAACTATTCCTTCTTTTGTTGACGGAAGCACTCCTGTTACTGAGATTCACAGTTTTGCGACGATTAGCGATAACAGTTTTGCTGTTGGCTACCATAATGGTGATATTGGTCCACGCGAGCTTGGGATACTCTATTTCTCTGATGCTTTCGGTTCTCCTGGTAGCTTTGTTCGCAGACGCATACCTGCAGAATATGAGGCGAATGCATCTGAGCCATGTGTAAAATATTATGATGGCATTCTGTATCTGACGACCAGGGGGACATTAAGTACTCAACCCGGTAGTTCATTGCACAGAAGCTCTGATTTAGGTACATCATGGAATTCTCTTCGCTTCCCAAATAATGTTCATCACTCAAACCTTCCTTTTGCCAAAGTTGGCGATGAGCTGATTATTTTTGGCAGTGAGCGCGCATTTGGTGAGTGGGAAGGAGGAGAACCTGATAACCGTTATGCAGGAAATTATCCAAGAACATTTATGACCAGAGTTAACGTCAATGAGTGGAGTCTGGATAATGTAGAGTGGGTTAATGTTACTGATCAGATTTATCAGGGCGGAATAGTTAACTCTGCGGTTGGTGTTGGTTCAGTTTGTATCAAAGACAACTGGCTGTACTACATTTTCGGTGGGGAAGACTTTCTAAACCCATGGAGCATAGGGGATAACAACAGAAAATATCCTTATGTTCACGATGGTCACCCGGCTGATTTATATTGTTTCAGGGTGAAAATCAAACAGGAAGAATTTGTTTCAAGGGATTTTGTCTACGGAGCCACTCCTAACAGAACGCTTCCTACTTTTATGTCGACGTCAGGCGTGAGGACGGTTCCTGTACCCGTTGATTTCACAGATGATGTTGCCGTCCAGTCACTGACTGTCCATGCAGGTACATCAGGACAAGTTCGCGCGGAAGTCAAACTTGAGGGTAATTACGCCATTATTGCGAAGAAAGTACCGTCTGATGATGTTACCGCTCAGAGATTAATCGTTAGCGGCGGTGAAACAACGTCTTCAGCAGATGGTGCAATGATAACGTTGCATGGTTCCGGAAGCAGTACTCCACGTCGCGCGGTATATAACGCACTCGAACATCTTTTTGAGAACGGAGATGTTAAACCTTATCTTGATAATGTAAATGCTCTTGGTGGTCCGGGAAACAGGTTCTCGACAGTTTATCTTGGCTCCAATCCTGTGGTTACCAGTGACGGAACATTAAAGACAGAGCCGGTCTCTCCTGACGAAGCATTGCTGGATGCCTGGGGTGACGTCAGGTATATCGCTTATAAATGGCTGAACGCTGTCGCTATAAAGGGGGAAGAAGGGGCGAGGATACATCATGGTGTAATCGCGCAGCAACTTCGTGATGTTCTTATTTCTCACGGACTCATGGAAGAAGAAAGCACAACATGCCGCTATGCCTTTCTTTGCTATGACGATTATCCCGCAGTATATGATGACGTCATTACTGGCCAAAGGGAAATGCCGCTGACTGATAATGACGGGAGCATCATTGTTGATGAGGATGATAATCCAGTGATGGTAATGGAAGACATCATTGAGCGCGTTGAAATAACGCCAGCAGGATCTAGATGGGGGGTCAGGCCTGATCTCTTATTCTATATCGAGGCAGCATGGCAGCGCAGAGAAATGGATAAGATAAAAGAGCGGATTCAGTCTCTGGAAGAACGTTAAAAAAAGCCCGCAATATTTTGCGGGTATCAAAAACGGAGTTTGTGAAAAGTTATCTTTGAATTCTATCATGAATCAGTACGTATTTTAAATACATGTTCAGGTTTATTACACCATAGCATTATTAAATACAAAATTAAGTCTATGGTTCCTGTACAACTGCCCCCACTCTGCTGGCTCGTTCTGTAAAATCATTAGTACTTTTATTGAGATATATGATATGGAACAATAATGATTCATATATGGTTTACTATGCGGGTTTAGTCATCAATAATTGACTGGCTTATAGATAGTAAACAGGAGAAAGTATGTCTGCTCAAGTAACAAGTGAGCAATTAAATCAGTTGCTTAGTTTTAGTTCTCTTGCTGCGGTTATTGCAGGTGCCCCTCCGGAGGTTGCTTTAGGGGCTTTGGCTGGGGCGGTAATTTTTGTTACCTCTGCAGTAGAGTACCCCATCCGTCGCCGGGTGCTCCTGTCGATGCTCAGCTTTCTTTGCGGCCTTCTCTTTTACAAACCAGCAGCATCAATTCTTATCGGCATAGCCAGCCTGATCCCTACCATCACGCAGGACTCTTTTGAAAAAGGGATTGTTTTCTCTGCAGGCGCATTCGTGTCAGCAATTGTCGCTGTGCGTATTGGTATATGGCTCTATCACCGTTCCGATAATCCACGCGAGTTAATTCCGGGGAGAAAAGACGATGGTAACGCATGAGTTTTTTTTGCTTATCACCAATGCAGTTATTTGCACTGGCATAGCAATTCGCGTTGTCACATTCCGGCGTAACGGCTCTCAACATCGAAGGTGGGGAGGATGGCTTGCTTATTTCCTGATTGTTGCTGCGGCCAGTATTCCTGTTCGAGTCGCCTATGCAATCTGGTTACGTACGCCAATGGCTGTGGATTTATCTGAGGTCATTATCAACGCTGTCATGCTGGCTGCGGTTATTAAAACGCGCGGTAACGTCGTTCAAATTTTTAAAGTATCGAGGTCTAAACATGGAGATTAAACAATTCCAGCGAGCTGCTGGTATCAGCGAGGCACTGGCCGCACGCTGGTTCTCGCATATAACTTCTGCGATGAAAGAGTTTGGTATCAGCAAAGCAGAAGATCAGGCAATGTTTATTGCTCAAGTCGGGCATGAGTCTGGGGGCTTCACCAGGTTGCAGGAGAATTTCAACTACAGTGTCAGCGGACTGGCTAACTTCGTTCGGGCTGGGCGTCTCACTCAGGGGCAGGCTAATGCACTGGGGCGCCGTGCTGGTGAACCACCATTGCCACTTGAGCGCCAGCGCGCGATCGCAAATCTGGTATACAGCAAACGCATGGGGAACAATGCCCCTGGTGATGGCTGGAATTACCGAGGGCGCGGACTTATCCAGATTACCGGTTTGAATAACTATCGTGATTGCGGAAACGGTCTGAAGGTTGACCTGCTGGAGAGCCCTGAACTGCTGGCGCAGGACGAATATGCGGCTCGTAGCGCGGCGTGGTTCTTCGCCAGCAAAGGATGCATGAAGTATACCGGCGATATTGCACGTGTAACTCTGATTATCAATGGTGGCCGGAACGGCATCGACGACCGGCGAGCGCGGTACATCACTGCCAGTAAGGTGCTGGCGGTATGATCTGGGCATTCGTAAAAGCATACTGGAAACAGTTGCTTATCGTGGCAGTGCTTGCTGTTCTGGTCATATCAGGAGTGGTTGCCTGGAATATACACGGCAGTCGCCAGTACGATGCCGGGTATGCTCAGGCGAAGGAAGATCAGAAACAGGCTGATGATAAGTTAAGGTCACAGCGTGAGCAGGAGAAAACACAAATTGAACGTGAAGCACAATCCCGTATCGATGCGGCGCGTGCTGATGCTGAGTATGCTAATTCCGCTGCTGACAGCATGCGCGCCGAGCTTGACAAAACCAGGCGGCTCGCCGAACACTATACCGGATCTTTCCCCCCTGGCACGCCAGCCAGCAAGGTCATCGGTGTGCTCGCCGACATGCTTGAAGAAAGCAACCGAGTTTACAACGCAACAGCAGCTGAGGCTGAAAAGTATCGTATCGCAGGGGAATTCTGCGAGCAGCAATACGATTCACTGAAGAAGCAAAAATCGTGGCACTGATTTCCGGTGACGGTATATAAAACGGTACGGGAAAAATTGAGATTTGGAAAAATGTTATCACTCAATTGGTTATGGTTATCGTAAATAATTGAGTGGGAATGATTTGAACCCTGCACTATGAATGAACAAAACCCTCTGTTACTACAGAGGGTTTTTTATACTCACGAATCATAGGCTTGAAGTTACTGACATCGCTTAGTTAAACCAGCTGTCCGATTTGTTCTCTTCTGCTTTACCCACGCTTTTCATCAGATCGCGACCGCCTTCAGTCATATTTCTGTTTGCGTCAGCTTCAGATTGCACCACATCGGTTTGCGCAGCTTTGTGCTTCAGTTCCTGATCGATAAATTCGTTTTCGCGCTTGACGCGGGCTTCTTCTTTCGCCAGCGCCAGTTTTTGTTTCTGAATCTCTAAGCTGCGTAGCTCATCTTCATAACTTTGATCGCGTTTTTTGTCCGCAGTGGCTTCGGCGTCCAGTTTATCCTGACGAGCTTTCTTATTCGCCGCTGCCGTTGCCGCTCTTTTATTAGCCGCGGCCTGGGCGTTTGCGCGACGTTGCTTCTCTTGCTGGATTTCCCTGTTGCGCTCCGCGACCCATTCGTCATGCTGCCTTTGCTCTTCATTTTTACCTTGCTGTTCCGCTTCTGCGACAGCCGAGAGTTGATCCTGCAATGATGAGGCGATAGCCGGATAGCTTAAGGAGGCTAAGATGGCGCAAAGAAAAACTTTCTTCATGACTCCTCCTGATCATTAGCTCTTTTCAGGACATTTCGTATTTGGCTGAATACGCGTTTCGTTATACGTCGTGGTAATAACAACGGCTAAACCTGTCGTAAACTGGCACTCTTTACCCACCTGGGTGGAGGTATACACTTTGGTGCCTTCCTTATACGTTAGAGAAACACCTTCCACTAAGGTTTTATCATTCACCATAGAACCCGCTGCCGCGCCAACAGCTCCGCCGCCAACTGCACCTGCCGTCGTTCCGGAATTGCTGCCAGACCCCACGTTGTGGCCGATTACACCGCCAGCGACTGCACCAATAAGCGCGCCGAAGGCTTGTGCGTTTCGTTTATTTTGGGAGTTGTCTACGGCAACTTTTGCGGGAAGAATGGAAATAATATTAACGGTTTTAGTTTCTTGTTTGGTATTCAGTTGATCGGTTTGATAAACATCGGCGGCATGATCATCAGCATTTGACTGGCATCCTGCCAGAGTGAATGACGCTAACATTGCCACAGGCAGAAGACATTTTTTAAATTTCAT